AGTTATAGAGCTTTTTTTAGGAGTTGTGCAATGAGCAGAGTGAGAGTTTATTTCATGGAAATAATTGATTTAAATGGTGGTAAACATCAAATAAAATCAACGGATTATCAAAAAATATGGGACTTTGTGAAAAGAAACAAAGGCTCGATAAGGAACGTATATTCAGGTGACAAACTAGTTTCGGAAAATAGGTTAAAAGAATTGCAAAAGGAAGAAAATTTTAAATAGGAGTGAAAATGATTAAACTTGAATTACCAGTTTATTGGCAGACTAGAAAGAATAAAATAACTTTAATGAGCCTAAACTGGTATAGAAATGAAAACGAACATGTAAAAAACAAAATTAAGCATGAATATCATGACCTGATAAGATTGAAACTTTTAAAAAACAAGGAAAAAATAAAAGGAAAATATCAGGTCCGATACCGTTATTTCTACAAAAACTCAGGAAGTGACCTCGAAAATGTAGCTTCAGTTATTGGGAAATTTCTGAATGATGCATTAAAAGAACTGGGAATAATTGTAGATGACAGCGTTAAATATTTAGTCAATAGTCAACTAATAGTTGACAGTTGCGATAAGAAAAATCCTAGAATGGAAATAGAAGTGGAGGAAATAGAATAATGGAAGCACTAAAGAAATTTGATATAGAAGAATTGCTTAAAAGACAAGCAATTCTAGATAAGAAATTTGATGAAAAGGAAACATTGAGGGAAAGAACAATTAAAGGTATTCAAGTCGCTTTGTTAACAGAAATCGGAGAGCTGGCTCAGGAACTTAAAAATGAATGGAATTATTGGAAGAACAGTACAAAAAATATTAATAAGCAAAGAGTACTTGAGGAATTGTCTGACGTATTGCGTTTTTATCTTAGCTATATAAATGCAAAGGATGAAGAAACTAAAGGCAAAATAATACCATTTTTAGATGGATTTTTAGTTGAACATAGTAAAAAGAAACTATTATTAACAGAAAATTTGGAAGGCATATTGCTTACAATAAAAGATTTTAAAATATTTACTGAAAACAAAATTTTAGGTAGTATTTTGGCTGTTTCAGAATACGCAAGAGCAACGGAAGAGGAGTTTTTGAAAGTGCATCATATGGTCTGGGAACGAAATATGGGAGAACGAACTAAGGAGGAATATTAATGCAAATACTGACGAATGCAAAATTTCTTCAGACAGTAGTTATGCTTTTTAGCTTATATCTGCTGTATAAGTTGAATAAGAAATAATCAAAATCAACAAGGACAATGGCAATTTAATAACTGTGAATTAATCTCAAATACTTGAAAATATTGAGGAGTTTATAGAGTATAATAAAAATTAAAAAAATATGTTGACAACGTTACGTAAGTATGGTAGTATTATTACGTAACGTAATAGGAGGAAACATGACTAAAAGGATTCTAAAAATTTCTTTTGGAAAAAGTGGTTCTGGTGGAATTACTACTAAATTATCAATACCTAAAAGTGTACTTGATAAAATGGGAGTTACTTCAGAAGAAAGAGAAGTAGAGTTTGAATACAACGAAACTTCTAAAGAAATCACGATAAGAAAGAAATAAAAAAATCCCCTAAACCTATTACGATTCAGGGGATATACAGTACAATAAGTACCTAACCAACCTTATTATACTGTATAAACTCCAAAAAATCAATATTTTCAGGAGGAAAAAACATGACATTTGAAGAAAAATTAGGATTTGAAGTAGCAAAGGAATTACTGGACATTCACAACAAAGAGTTACAGGAAGCACAGAAAAAATTCAGTGGAGTGTTTCAAAAAATATGGGATGAAGCACTAGAAAAAGGAATTAAGTTATTCGATTTAGAAAGTGCCTTTGATGATTTCTTAGATGTAGTCAAAGAAGAATACTATAAGGCAGGAAAAAGAATAGACAGTATAGTGCAGTCAGAAACTCTTAAGAATGAAATAGCAAAGGCTACTGCTTAAAAGTATAATAGGAGGATAAAATATGAATGAATTACAAATAATAGAGAAAACAGAATTTTTAGGAAAAGAGATAATAATATATGGAACAGTGGAAGAACCATTATTTAAAGCAGATGATATAGCAAAATGGTTAGAACATTCTAATGTTAGTAAAATGCTTGAGAGTGTAGACAAAAGTGAAAAAAGGAAGATAGAAATAGGCACTCTAACTAATAGTTATAGTGCTTGGTTTACAACAGAAGATGGGCTTTATGAGCTATTTATGCTTAGTAGAAAACCTCAGGCAAAACCTTTTAAGAAAAAAGTAAAAGAAATGTTAAAGTTAGTTAGAAAAACTGGAATGTATGCAACAGATGAACTGTTAAATAATCCTGATTTGGCAATAAAAGCCTTTACAAGATTAAAAGAGGAGCAAGAGAAAAGAATGCAATTAGAAAAACAAATAGAGGACCAGGCTCCAGCAGTTGCTTTTGCAAATTCTCTGAGTGTGTCAGATGATTGCATTTTAGTAAGGGAAATGGCAAAGCTTTTGAAACAGAAAGGAATAAATACAGGAGAAGATAGATTATTTAAATATTTTAGAGCTAATGGATATTTGATTTCAAAGAAAGGCTCAGACTGGAATTTACCAACACAGAAATCAATGAACTTAGGATTATTTGTAATAAAAGAAGGAACAAGACAGTCGGCTTCAGAAGGTGTAAAAATAACAAAGACACCGAAAATTACAGGAAAAGGGCAACAATATTTCATAAATAAATTTTTAGGATAAGGAGATAATATATGAATTTTAAATATGACAGTATAGAATTAGTGAATGATAATAATAAAAGAGTGCTAATAAAGAAAGAAAGCAGAAAAATAATCAGTAGGATAAAAAATATTTTCAAAAAAGAAAAATAATCATTGTTTTTTCTTTGAAAAAGCTTAATGATGTGGTATAATTTATTAAATTTAAAAAGGAGTTGAAATCAGATGACTATGAGAAGTTTTAGTATTAAATTAGCTTTGTTTTTTGCATATTTCATGTCTATTATATTTTTTGTTTTTCCACCATTTTTGATAGCGACAATAATATTTCATGTGAGTTTGAGAAGAAAAGAGAAAAAATTTAGAGAAGAATTGGAAAGAATAGGCTTTAATAACTACAGAGAAATAGAAACAGGGAAGTATAAATATCTTATATTCAATGATGATGGTCGATTTATGGAAACAATTCACAGAAAATATGAACTATTTGATATAAAAGATTATAATGTAGAGTTTGAAGTTCCTAACAAAAATAATCAATCTGTTGATGTTTTAGCCGGATACATGTTGGCTGGAAGTTTAGGAGCATTTGCAGCAGTAAATAAACCTTGTTATCTGATTTTAAGAAAAAAAGGTCAAGAAAATTTTACAGAACCAACGAAATATGTAATATGTGGTAAAAAGTCAATAGAAAATATGTATAATCTTTTAGTATTTTTCAAGGAAAAAGGATATATAGAATAACTTTAAAATGTTGAAAAATATATATAAAAGTGGTATAATATTAGAGAAATAAAAACAAAAGAATATATTGGATAATTTTATCCAGAGCATCCCAAGCGGATCTGTTGCGTAGCAATACGTAATAGGTTCGCTTTTTCTTTTTTCAAAGACAGGAGAGAACATGAGAATAGAAAAGATTAGCATAGATAAAATAAAAATGTACGAGAATAATGCTAAAGAACATCCTAACTGGCAGATAGAAAAATTATCTGAAACTATAAAGAAAATAGGATATAGAAGTCCGATTGTAGTTGATGAAAATAATATGATCCTAGCAGGGCATGGAAGATACATGGCTTTAAAAAAACTAGGTTATGGGGATGTACAAGTAGTAAGGCATACAGATTTAACAGAAGAAGATAAAAAAGCGTATATGATAGCCGATAATCAATATACATTGAATACAGGTTTTAACGTTGAAATATTAAAACAGGAAATAGAAGAACTTGAAAACATGGATTTCGACACATCATTGCTAGGATTTGATGAAATAGAGCTACAGGAAATAATGGAAGATGAGATTGAAGAAACTGCAGGAGATAATCAAGAAGTAGCAGAAGATGATGCCGAACTGGAAGAACCAAAAAACATAGTAATAAAGTCAGGAGATTTAATTGAATTAGGAAAACACAGAGTAATGTGTGGAGACAGCACTAATTCAAGAGAAATAGAAAAATTGATGAATAAAGAAAAAGCTCATTTAGTATTCACAGATCCTCCATACGGAATGAAAAAGGAAAAAGATGGAGTTACAAATGACAATTTAAATTTTAATGATTTACTGGAATTTAATAAAAAATGGATACCTTTGTCATTTGAAAATTTAACCGAAAACGGTAGCTGGTACTGCTGGGGAATAGATGAACCTTTAATGGACATTTATTCTAATCTATTGAAGCCAAAAATTGAAAATAATGAAATAACATTCAGAAATTTGATAACTTGGGACAAAGGGAACGGACAGGGGCAAAACTCTGAAGATTTCAGAATGTACCCAATAGCCGACGAAAAATGTTTATTTGTTATAAAAGGTGTTCAAGGCTTCAATACTAATTCAGACAATTATTTTGAAGGTTGGGAGCCTATAAGACACTATTTATTGGAGCAAAGGAACAAATGTGGTTGGGACATTCCAACAATGAAAACAATCGCAGGACATTCAAATAAAAGCAGAGACCATTGGACAGACAAAAGCCAATGGAATTTACCAACAAAAGACGTATATTTAAAATTTCAAGAATGGGCTATTGAAAATAATGTGGATGCTTTTAAAAGAGAATATGAAGAAATTAAAAGAGAATATGAAGAAATTAAAAAATCTTTTTATGAAACAAGAGCATATTTTAATAACACTCACGATAATATGAATAATGTTTGGCATTTTAATAGAGTTTCAGGAGAAGACAGAGAAGAAACAGGAGGACATGCAACACCTAAGCCTGTCGGATTGTGTGCAAGAGCAATAAAAAGTAGCAGTCGAGAAAATGAAAAGGTATTAGATTTATTTGGAGGAAGTGGAAGCACGTTGATAGCTTGTGAACAACTAAACAGGAAAGCGTATTTAATGGAATTA